GGCCAAGCTCAACACTTTCAAGAGCCTCTTCGACGCGGTCCCGTAAACTCTGACTCTTAATTTCATCAGGGTTAGGAAGAGACGCGATGAAGTCAATGCCGTCTTTTGTCGGCTTCTGTAGCTTCACCGTACCAATCGGCTTGTCCGACATGTGCTGCCAGAGAAGCGGAAGTGGATTTTTAAACTCGACACCGAGAGGGTTGATAATGTCACCAACGCGGTCTGGTGTTGGAGTTGTCGCCGTGCCGAGGATGATGCGCTTCTGCTTATCGACGGACTTGATGTTCAACACTGCGTAGGCAATCTGCTTGTTCATTATCTCCTTTGCTTCCTTCGCCCGCTAAAAGTTGCCGCCGTCTCCCTAAGCCTATCTCACAACAGGCTCACTCTCACCGCTGCGGATGAGAGCTACAGCATCGAGACGGCGGCTAGTTTCTCAAACTTGATAGTCTTTGCCGGGAGCCAATGAGTCACTGTTCTCGGTCGTCATCGGTGCGACAGGTTTACTTTCTGTCGTCGTTCGGCGCAGACCTTCATTATCGTGTTGACCGTCGACCTGTTGTAGCTTCCCGTTCGATAGAAGCGACTTAACGTCTGCACGGTTCTCGTCCAGATCGACCTCCGCTCCCGGATTGTAGTCGGTAGCGTCGATCATCACACCTTGTAGAACCCGATACTTCATTTTCATTCTCCTGTTTGTCACCCACCGAATTCGTTTACGGCTTTGTCTCTAGGTGATGGTAAACCATAGCGATGGCCAATATGCCACCCATCATTAAGATGACTAGTAATCCGTCGATGATTGTTTTCGTTATCATACGAACATCAGCTCGTATTTTGGCGCTGGGACGTTCTCCGCCGTCTCCGCGACCGAAGCAGCCATAGCCAGCGCCACCATTCCGTCGATACGTCCGTGGCTCTTGGCCTTATTCAATTTCCTGTTACCCGCAGGGTCCTTCGTGACTACGGCGCAAGCCGCGCACATCGAGAGAACCGGATGGTTGTCGTGAACGAGCTTACCATTCAAGATCAGAGATTCAAGGGTGCGGAGCGCAGGCGACATCGACTGGAAGCCTTGCCCGAATTCAAAGAAAAGCTTTTCAATCTGATCTTCCGTAAATCCAGCTCTAAGCAACCACGGTTTAAAATTCCTAAATCCCCAACGGTCAAAACCAATCTTCTTTAGTTTCATTTCCTGCGATAATTCCCAAATCTCATTCGCAACGAATTCATATTCAACAGACTTTCCTTCCGTGGTCTTCAGATAACCTTCCCTCGCCCATACGTCATAGGACGAACGATCTAGGCGGCTTCGTTCCGCGAGGCCATGCTCCGGAAGCCAGAATGTCGGCTTAACTTGATAGACATCGTTAACCTTCGAAATGAGTACAAGCGCGGTTAGATCGGTAGTGGCCGATAAATCGAGACCGCCATACACATCACCGGTAAATCTTTCCACGACTTCACCAACGCAAGAATTCCAAGTTGATCGAGATATAAAAGGATTAGACGCTTCAATCCGCTGATTAAGAACCAAATTACGATAACTTGCTTCTCGACTTGGCATGCGCTTCGCGGCTTCTGCCATCGCCAGAACTTCATCCTTGTTCTGAAAATCTCCATAAGCAGGATTAGCCTGACTAACTGCTTCTTCCGAAAAAGGATCAAGATTAATATCCGCAGAATATTTTATCAGAACAACTCGCTCATCTAACCCGCTCTCCGCATCGTCCATCAAAATAGATAACAAGTCACCATCCGTGGGAGCTTGAGTACTGATGATGATCGAGAGCGGAGCTTCTTGAGCTGCTGTCGCCGTCTCCAGAGCTTCATAGAGCTCAGATTTAGGACCTCTGACCTGGCCAAGCTCGTCATGAATAATAAATGCAGGACTTAGGCCAAAACTCGTCGCGACTTCTGCGGAGAGTGCCCGATATTTAGTCCCAAACTCCGGACAAAGAATCTGCTTCGCAGTGTCTCGGACTGTAAAATGCGCGGATAGTGAAGGAGACATCCTCACCATCTTTGCCGCTAATTCAAAAATCACACCTGCCTGATCTCTGCTCTGAGCGTCAGAATACAGCTGAGAATTAAGTCGCTTTTCCGGGCCAGCCATATGCACAAGGAGAAGGAACGCCGCCAAGGCTGATTTTGCGTTCTTGCGGCCCATAGTAAAAATCACTGTCCGCGTACCAGCCGGGTTATCATAAATCTTCCGGATAGCATCCTTCTGCCATTCCCGGAGTGCTACAGCCTTACCTACATCCTTCCCCTCCGGTATCCGACAGTGCTTCTCAATCCAGAGGATGACTTTCTCGCTCCGCATCTCCGGCTTCGACTGGCTCGGCTTTGATCTTACCTTTCGATTTTTTCCGGTCATGTGTTGACTGCTGTGTTAACCTCATCTTTGTAGCCAAATTAGCAATTAAATCTGCCTCTTCCGCTAATTGCTTGGCTATTGAACGAACATCCTCACCAGGAATGCCATTTTTAAGTGCCATACCACTCAGTCTTCGGTGCAGTACAACGTGCACACAATATATCTCTAACATAGGTAACGTCTCTGCTGGGAACCAGTCAGGTGGCAGTCGACCTACCGCTTGCCTCCATATCTCCTTCGCATCCGCATGCAACCGATCTGGAGGTTCTGGTCTATGAATTGCATGGATCGTATTTACATCTATAGCCGCTGCTGATATTCGCCCGCGCGACATAACGCTCTGTCCTCCATCAACTACCACTAAGCCCCAAAGACCATTAGAAAAGGACTTTTATCATTTTTCCGGCACCCCGGCGGTCTCTTTTCCGAAGCGCCAAAAACATTTTTTGATCCCCCCGGAGATTTTTAATAATTTTTATTTTTTTCTGGAAACTACAGGTAGGTACACAGGGTGGGTAATATCGATAGGCCATCCATCTTTTCCTATCTCCTTATAGTAACCTAGCTTCTCGTAGCTCTGCTCAATAGAGTCATGACACTTTTTACAAAGCGACTTTAGTTTACCATTATAAAACTTGTTCTTGTCACCTTTGTGTGGAACAATATGATGTGCTACTATAGCCGCTACAATTCTGTTGCTAGCTAAACAAGTTTCGCACAGTGGTTGCTGCCTAAGCTGTGATGCTCTTAGCGCTGACCAAGTACCAGTTTTGTACAGCCATTTCCAAGAAGTAGTCATGCTACCGCCATACTTTTTAAAACTATTTTATAAAAATATAATAAATATCAAACAGGAGAAAGATTACTACTTTCAATCTTAAACGTAGTTAGTCTACCTAACATAGACAACAACACTAATTCTCTATCTTGAGAAGTAGAGCTTTGGTAGATCACCTTCTCCCCGAAGAAGATACCACCTGTCACTACCAACTCTTGACCCTTCTTAAACCGACCGACTTGTTGCTCAGGCAATTTAATCAACCCGTTTTCTTCTCTTTTCCGCAAAGAAGAAATAACCTCTTCAGAAATCCTGTAAGGTTCTCCATCAGTCCGCAACAAAACCTTTTCAACACCAAACGTCGACATAACCGATCGCCATTGATCAACAACAAATAAAAACATGTACCTTGGAAACAACGCACAAATAAATTCTCGCGATCCAACTAATTTTTTAAATCGCGGGAAATAAAAATTAAAATTCTGTCTTTTCAGATTCTCGCATGCACGTTTTTCAGAATTCGCCTTTGTCCGAATAACTGCCCAGTAAGGCATCCTCGCGCCCCTTAAACATGCAGAGACGTAGAGCTATAGCTGATTTGAATATTAGTCGCAAGTCAAAATCCAAAAACGTCCAGAACAAGGCTGCACAGCCGAGTGATGTGAGTGATGGTTTTTTACAACTTTGCAAATGTAGTCCCTTACCTCTCTCATTTATAAAGTTATCTTTTACCATCACTCACATCACTCGGAGGAAGTTCCATTCATAAACTAGCTGCCTGTAATTGCGAGATTAAACCCCTTGCAGCACTTATGCGGGCACCTTCCGGCAGGTCCTTCAAAACGTATACCGCAGTGTCAAATTGCTGGCTCAAAACGTGCCCGTTCATCGCCTTCCGAAGCCGGTAACGCCATCGATTATGACCATTGTCAGGATTTCTTACGGCTACATAACCGCAGGCTTCCAGCCGGTGAGGTATCAATCGGTGGTTTCTACGCTCCTCGAGCCAGCTTGCAAAGCTGTGGGAAGGTGTAATTTCGATCAGCATAGGTATGGTCACAGCCTTTGGCCTGTTTAGTAAGTTCAGTGTAGTAGCGAATTCTGCATCCTCCATTGGCAGGTTTGCTTCGACGATATCCTTAAAGGCTTCTGTCTGCTTCGGTGGGGCTTTTGGGTTAAAGTTTGTCAAATCTCTATGCTTAAGGAAAGCAGCGATATCAGCGTAACCAGTTTGGTTATACCACATCCACATTCCGTCCCAGTATTTTTGGTCAAGGCTGTCTTTTGGTACGTTACTCCAAGCAACGTAAGTTCGTCTGTCACCGGGTGGCAGATAGATACCTCCAGTTTTGTGGTTAGTGGTAATAACGATGGCTGTCACGTTTGCGATCGCATATTTTTTCATATGTTTTTCTTCGCATTGAAGAACGTCTGGTGGCGAGGCACATAAAGTTTTCATTGTTTCATAAAAATCGTAGCGATTAGTTTCTCCGGTGTCGCGTGCTTCCGATATACGACAGATCACAGATTTAATGTGCGCGTTAAATCGGCTGACCACGTCTTTCGGCGAAATTTCTACAAAATTCCAAGGACCAATGGCCTGCTTAACCGGTTCCAGTAGCGTATCCTTGCCAATGCCCTGTTCTCCGCCAAGCAGCAGCGCATGGTTAATCTTAACGCCGGGAAACTGCACGCGATGCGCCATGAAGTCAATGATGTGCGTTGCGTCATTAGGAAAAAGCGTTTCAACCAGTTCAATCCAGCGCTGCGCTTTATACCGAGAGCCCAGCACAATCGTTGGCGGGTAATAAAGGTTGAGACATTGCGTTCCAGGTTTTTCAATCCAGCCGCCTTGTTCGCGAGTAACGCGATCAGAGATGATTTCCGGGTCTGCAGGCGACCATGTAATTCCTTCTGCTTTTTGGTACCGGTCGAGCCAATCAGAGGCCAGCATACGCTTAGCGCCAACTTGTACTTTCGCCAATCTGGCGTTAACCGATCCTTTGGGCCAGGATTGGCCTGTAGGTAGATAGATATAATTGTGTTGCGGTAAGAACGCGACAAAATCTTCAATGGCTGCATGGATCGGGATACCGCCGACTTCTCGCCAATGCGGGTCGATTTCCGTTGCGTAAAAGTAGATCGTCGCAGCAGTAAATTTGGTTATTTTCTTACATTCTTCCCATTTCAGTTCGCATTTATCCTTGCTGTACTTGTCAGATTTTCTGGACCAGCGGTCAAAGATTTCAAATCCGCTATCCTTTAATTCGTGCGCCAGCGCACAACCGATTTCAAACCAGATTTTATAATCGTCTGCCGGAATGATTTCCAGCGCAATTTTTATAGCCTGAATATTAACAGGTTCTTCGTCTGACGGCTGCTGGGCTGTTGCAGGTTTAGTTTCTTCTGCAACGATAAACGTTTTTGCCTTATAGGGTTTTATTCCTGTGTTTGCGGTGGTTACTCGAACGTTAAAGTGTTTGCCTTTTTGGTGAACGAAGCCCGGTAGTCTCAAGACCCTCGGTAGGTCGACAACCGCCGGGTCGCTTTTCAACCGCTTGATAATATTCTTCTGCGCATTACGAAATATTTTGGCATCAACCGGCATATCCTTGACCAGCCAGTAGCAATGCCAGCGCTTCGGCGAGCTTTCAACAACGATCTGCGGCAGCGGTTTTTGTAACGCGGGTTTAAGCGGTGCACCGTCTAGGTCCGCAAATACTGCGCGCACCCGCGTAATGTTTTGCGCCTTGCGCCCCTTAAGATCAGTTTCGTTAACGGTTATATAAATCCCGGCACCGGCCTTGTTAAGCCGACACAACTGTTCGTAATGCTGGTCCAGCGTACCGTGTAGCACGTGCACTAAGGATTTGCTTTTGCGTTCGTTGTTATCGTCGAAGGTTTGAAAGGTAAATTGATCTCCTTTGGGTTCGAGAAGTTTTAAGAATTTTTCTGTTTCGACACGGTTTACCATTCCCTTCCCTCTTATTCTTTTAGGGTGATGAAAGGAGACGCAGCCGAAACCGCGCCTCCTTTCTACGCGCGACTAACCGCTAACGGATTTTCTTACGTGATTGCGTTGCTGGTTCGTCGGCAGCTTCAGTAAATTCTGATTTATCGGCCCAATCCACGATCTTAAAGATTGGGAATTTGATCTTGCCGTAAGCCGGGTTGGAGTGCAAGTAACTACCGACTTCCAGCGCAACGACTGGGTATTCGTCGGGATGCTCCCGCATTTCCTTGCCATATTCACCGCAAAGTCTGCCCATAGCGTTCTTACCACCAGCAGAGTTTGTCGAAAACGTATAGAGCTGGCCTTTCTTGCCGGGTTCTTTCAGCAGTAGGATATGCGTCAACACCCATGGGTCTCGAGGCTTGCCTGTTGCTTCGTCGATTTCCCAATCCTTTGGATCGTCGAAACTAAGTTCGCTACGCTGTGGAGGGGTGAACCCTTCACTTAATGGCCCCATGATCTGCTCTGCGGGGCGGGCGTCTTCCCAGCGTTGCCAGCCGACTAATAACTGGTCCATATTGGCAACGAGTTGCGTACCTTCTTCAACTTCATCGTTATCTTGCCCAGCAACAAACTCACCCTTAGAAAATTTTAATAGCAATCCGATGATAGAACCTGTTGCACCGGCTACCTTGGAGTATTCGGTGA